GGTGGTCACGGTGACATAGACCCAGCCGGCCGCGTCGTAGCGGAATGGGATGGCGTAGGGCGTGACGGTGCTGCCGTTGCCGACATATTCCGTGAAGTTGGTAGTGTCGCCAATCATTGGCGCCAACCTACCCACCTCGGACGGAAAGGCGGATTGAACAAACGGGAAGGTTAAGGAAAGTTAATCTGGCCCCTCAAGGTTCTCGATGAACCCGACAACATCGCGGAGGATGTGCAGGGCCGAGGCCGCGGCGGCGGACGTACCCGAGAAGCCTGCACCCGCGGTGGCAAGGGTTTCCAGATCTTTCAGCGGTTCCACCTTGCCCTTGCCCCACTTGGCGGGGATGGCAGCGGCGGATTCCATGAAATTCAGCATCCCACCCTTCGGCATGAATTGCCCGGTGGCCGCGTAGGTGGATGCTTCGATCATCCCACCAAGGAATGGCACTGCACTGAGTGGGCCCGTGGCAGCCATGAGTGCCAGGCGCTGCGGATTCCAGTAGCGCTCGTCGAAGATTTCGTCGTCGTCGTCGCTGCGGAGATCCCGGACGATGGTGCGAAGCAGAGTGGTCAGGATGCCGCCGATGATCCAGACCTTGGCGCTCATGAATGCGACGTTGCCCGCCTTATCCAAGCCAGAGGTATCCCGGCGCATGGCCTCGTAAACGATGAGCGAGGCTTTCTGACGTGGGTCACTTGAGAAATTCCACATGGCGCGGAAGGCGGGGTTGCCCTGGTTGGCGACTTCCAACCACGAGCGAGCACCGGTGCGGGTGGGTTGCGCGACTTGGTCGGTGAGGCGCTCGGCCTCCTTGTGGGCCACTGCTTCCGGGTTCTCCGCCTTGGACGCCTTGGCGATCTTGAGGTGGTAATCGTAAAAAATGGCGTAGGTGCCGGCGGTGAAGAGTGCGTCCGCCCCGGAGATGGTCTGGCCCAATTTCCCTGCGAGATACTTGGCGCGGTTCGGCGTGCCGGAGGCGATGCCCGCCAGCATATCCCGGACGAGCGGCGGCATTTGTGATACCCGGCGCTCGATGTATTCAGAATGGATGGCATCGCTCCAACCCAGTTGCCCAGTGGAGAGCTTGGCAAAGCGGGTGAGGAAGCTACCCAGGGGCATCTTGAAGGATGCGGCAGCCAGTTGCAGCGACTGCATGGCCAGCACGCTCACGCGTCCCACCAGCGCGGCCTGTGAGATCCTACCAAGCATCCCGCCCATGATCCGCCCCCACTTGCTACCGATGTTCGCATCTTGCACGCCACCGAGGGCGAAGTAGTCGATCCACTTCGAGAGTGTACCGGCAGCCGTCGGCCCGCCCGCGGCGAGGATGGCCGAGCGAGTTTCCCGGCGGTTGATGACGCCGAGCGCATCGCGGGAAAATTCACCATAGGCGATGAAATGCTCCATCTGGCGGGCGTGGGTGAGGAAGACTTGGAAGGCGTCCTTGAGCTCGGGCTCCGCGATGGCGGAGAAACTCCGGTTCTTGAGGCTGCCAGGCGTCATGCCCGCTCCCATGGTATCACCTGATACCGGATCCATGATCGTGTCGCCCTTGCCTTGCACCGGGTTGACCGAGAGCGGTGCGTACATCTTGTGCCGTGGCATGGAGACGTTCCAGATTTTACGGAACACCTCGTTGATGCGGTCGTATTCCTCGCCGTAGGAACTCGCCAAGAATGCCATGACGGCGCGACCCTCGCGGGAAAGTTGGCTCTCGATGTCCGCCGCGGAATCCTCGTCCCAGCCCCATGAGGAAATGACCGCTCCGGTTTGCTCGTCGATGATGCCCTCCATGTGCCGGCGGCCATCCTCTTGCCGCCACATGAGCAGGAAGGTGATCGCCTGGGAATCGCTCAAGGATTGCTTCACCCCGAGCGCATCGGTCACCTTGATCGTCTGGCTGGTGGCCATGCGGTGGCGGAGCTTCTCGCCGTCGAAGCGGTTGCCGGATAGCGAATCGAAGAGGGACTCCAGGCTGTTTACCTTGGCTTGGAATCCATCATGCGCGGCATTGCTGGCGGCGATCTCGCGGGCGTTGAACCACTTGGCAACGTCTGACTTCTCACCGAACAGCACATTGACAAGTTGGCCGAAGCTGAGGAACTCCCATGACATTTCACGGAACACTCCGCCCTTGCTGGCGGCGGCTTGCTTGGCGGCCTCCCGCTCCATCCGTGCCCCGGTCTTGCCGGTGCCCTGGATGGCGGAGGTGCGGAGCTTGCCCAGGCGTTCGCGGCGGCGGCTATTATCGATGGCCAGGGCGCGGAGGCCCCCGAAATAAATCTTGTCGCCCTCGAGGACGGCTTGCTCCCGGCGTGCGGCGTCCGCGGCATTCCAGTTGGTGGTGAGCCGGATCATTTGCGCTTTCACGCGGGCCAGATCCGCCTCGGGGATTTCCGTTTCGGCGTTGTCGGCGATGGCATCATACTTGTCGGCCTCGGCCTCGCCCAGCGCGAAGGACTGGCCCATGGCCCACTCCGCCACGCGGAACACATCGTATGCATCCGCCGCGATGGAGCCGGTGGGGCGCTGCCCTGCCTCGTTGGTCTTGGGCGCCGCCTTCTTGAGCAGTTCTTCCCACTCCTTGGCGTATTCCACGCGGAGGAAGGTTTCGAGTTCCTTGTCCGCCTTGGCGAGCTTGTCCTGGAGGTAGGTAAGCCGGGCCTCGTCGGTGGTGATCATGGAAATTTGCGTGTACCCGCCGATCTTCCCGCGGATCTCCGCTGGCAGGGCGAGCAGGATGGCATCGAGCATCCGCAGTGCCCGGCGGATTTCCTCCTTGTCGGAATAATTCACCTCTTGATCCTTGCTCTGGGTGGCCAGCCATTCGTTGGCCTCCTGCTTGGCTTCCTGCTTGGCTTGGCGGATTTGCTCCTTGGCCTTGAGCAGCATTTCCTTCATGCCTGCCACCGTGTTTTGCTCCGCCAGTAGGGCTTCCCACATGGCATCCGCGGTGGGTTCCTTGATGAGCCCCTCATCGTAGAGTTCTTGCGCTGCCTGGTCAGGCATATTCTGCCCGCCAAACACCGAGCGGGAAACCCCGTCGCTGCCGTCGTAGTCGCCGGCACGGTGGAGTTGGTAGCGTTCTGGGTTCGATTTGATGGCCGCAGCCTTGGACTTGAGCCGCCCGCGCAGGGGCGTGGTGGGATCTGCCAGGTGCGCGTGCACCGGTTGGCTCTTGATCTTCACCAAGTCCTCATCCGCCAGCAGTGATCCGAACCGAGCATGGATGGCTGCGATCTTCTCTTCCGCCGCCAGATCCTCGCGGGCCATCGCCTCGCGACTAAGATCCCCCTTGCTCCGGCGGATGCCCGCCAGTGAGGAAATCCGCTCGATTTGCAGGCGCATGGCATTGAAGTCCCTAGCGATGCGGGACATGACATGCGTGCGGCGCCGCGGGTCGGTGATGCGGGCGAGCGCGTTGTCGGAGAGGATGCCGGCCACCTGGGCGGGGCCGAGGGAGAAGGAAATGGAATCGTTGTTCGGGTCGAATCGTTGGGAAAGCGGGATCACGTTTCCTGATTCGTCATAGGTTACCGGGTCCGCAGATTTGATTTGTGATGATTTGAACACAGCAAAAACATTTGCCGGCGCACCCATGTAGGGTTCTTCGACGCGGTAGGCCATCACCCCGTCTATATCCGTGCGATTGGATGCCTCCACTAGTTTCTCTTGGTCGATCTTGCGGAAATAAGGGTCTTTGAGAACCTCGGGGTTTTCCATTTTTAAAAATACCCGATGCAAATGAACATCCCTTGGAAGAGTCATCATGCCAGTTTTTTCGCCTGCGTGAAGTCCAAACGCCCGCGCCAAACTCTCCGAATCGGTAAACCAAAACCCGCGCTTTTTAATGCGCTCCCCCGCCTGACTGCCGGAATTGTTGAGAGCATCATCAAAGACAGTAAACGGAATCCCTTCCTGATACTGGCCGTTGGAGATCCGTTTGCGCGTCCCGTGAAACACGCCTTTTCCTTCGTTCGTGAAGTATCCTGCCGCATTCGCTGCGGCATCCACCATTTGTTGCAAGATCGAGCGGTTCTTCTCAGGGTCTTTTGCCAGTTCGAGGTATTCTGCATCCTGGGCGGGACCGATGGAGAAGGCGATTGAATCCTTGGAGGAATCAAAGCGCTGGGAAAGCGGGATTACAGTTTTCCCTCCATGAACAGTTCCAGAAGCGTCTTGGGTTTCGGTTTCTTTTTCATAGTTAACAGGGTCTGCGGATTTCAGTTGGTTCGATTCAAGGACAACGGTGATATTCTGCTCCCGTCCGTCCACCATGGCGTTACGCATCTGCACTGAGCCGTAACCGTTGTCTTTCAGGTATTGGTTGTAGCCGTCTGCACCGGGAAAATTTGCAGCAATCCAGTCACGACCTTTCTTGCCTTGGCCGTGAGTTGGTATCTGAGACTCCTTGGATTTCCCTCGGTTGTAGTTAGCGACCTTTGAGTCCAAGAAATCGGAAACGATTTTTCGGATTGCGCGAGCATCCGAGCCTCCAGGGATACTCACCCCCGGATATGCGATCTCCGCAAAATCCTTAGCCCACTCACCCCAAGCGTTTTCACCGCGATACGTGAGTTGCTGTCCGGGGTCTGCGTAGAAGGTCTTCGGGTCGCCATAGCGTGCAGCGGATTCTTTTTGCTGGGTCGTCCAGATACCCCACGACTCGAAATCCTCCCAGAAGTTGTTCCCGGCTTTCCTGTCGAGGACATCCGGCAAATCCTTTGGGGTTCCGTGGTGAAGCACCGTCTGATACCCTGCCGCCGTAGCGGCATCATCCACCATTTGTTGCAAGATCGAGCGGTTCTTCTCAGGGTCTTTTGCCAGTTCGAGGTATTCTGCATCCTGGGCGGGGCCGATGGAGAATCCGCTTGCATCCTGTGCAGAAGCTGCTCCATTCTGCGGCCCGAGGCTTTGCCTTGATTCACTCCCTGGCTCGGTTTCCCTGCTTTGCATATCTACGGCTTCCGCCGTCCGAGTCAGGGACTCTATTTCCTCCGCCAATGAGTCGCGTTGAGCAAGCAGAGGGGAAATCTTTTCCTCAAAGGGAATATCCCACCACTCGGTTGGGTTGGTTTTCTCCTGGAACGAGAGAGATGAAATGCGGGCGTCGAGGTTCGCCGCCTTGCGCTTGAGTTTCACGATCTCCGGGTTTGCATCCTGAATCAGAATCCTGCGCTCTTGCTCCAGCGCATCTTCTAGGGCGATGCCTTTTTTCAACTGGCCCACCACAAACTCGGATTGCCCGGACTGATTTCTCACATCCTTGGTTTCAGAGCCTTTCCAGTCTCCCATTTCACCTGCATCGATCAGGCTTTGTTTCAGGTTCTTCCATGCGATTAGCGCCTGCTTGCGAGCGGCACCGGCTGCCTTCTTGCCGCTTTTCGTTTGGTCATAATAACCAGCGATGCCGAGAAAAAATTTCGGAGAGAGTTCAATGGCCGCAGGATCATAGAAACTCACCTCCGCACGGTTTTTTCCCATGTGGTGATATTCCTTGAAAATGTTCTGAGCATTGGTGTCACCGGCGGAAATGGCTGCTTCCGAAAGCGATACTATGCCCAGCAACTCCGCAAGCCATTCCTTGAATTCCGGCCGCGGTAGTTTCCCGTCATCGATGGCTCGTGCGGCGTTGTTACTCATGCCCCGAGATGCGTTCCACCCGTTGCCACCAGTCAGCCCGATTTCCCGGCCAAAGGTACCAATAGAAGGTTGGACGTTGGCCATGGGCTTGCTTGCCTCGTCAAAGACCGTGGTGAGACCGCGGCCGAGGGAGAATCCCCCCGCGCCCAGGTCCACCGGCGTCCCGTTCTCTTCCGTGATCTTGATCTTGGATTCATCGAACACGACGTAGTTGTAAGAGCCTTCCCCGTCCGCGCGGGAATTGCCGTCGAGGTAGCGGATGCCGGGGATGCCGGCGGCCAGCAGTCTCATGCTCGCATCTTTATCCGTTCCCAGCGAATCTGATTCATCGCGCCCCATCACATTCAAAAGACCTCCCCCAGCGAGCGTCTCAATATCAAATCCAGCGGGTATGAGTGTTGGAAACTTTGCTTGTTGGGCTTTGATCAGTGGCAGGAGAATGTCCCGAATTGCCTGATTCTGTCCTGAGAGTGGTTTGTCCAAATCCAGCAGATCCTCGTCGTTCACGTCGAGCGTGACGGTGTAGAGGTTGCCGTTGGTCGATCTATCCACACGCCCGCGCAGTGCTTCCAGCTTCGGAATGTAATCTTCTAAACCATCTTGAGCATCCTTGATTGCAGCGTCCAAGTCGCCCATGTTGGCAATTAGAAGATCATCAAGCCCAGAATCTCCAGTGGTTCCGACGTTCTTATTATTTCGATGAATCGGCTTCCCGTCCACTGCAACAAAACTGGAAAGCCCTTTCCGATATTCTTCCGCCACGGCTTTCGCCTTTGCAAAATACAGCCCCCAGCCAAATGCCTGCGCTCCCTCGCCCGTCCCGATCTTGTCGGTGCTGAACTTGTCCACCTTGTGCGGAGTGCCGTGGAATGCTCCGATCGAGAACGACGCCGGCCCGATGACCGAGGGCGAGCCCTCAGCGCCTTGGAACGTCTGCGTCTCCGGCGTGGTCTTGACGGTCGCCCGCCCGATGGAAAAGGAACTGTCATTCCCCCTGGAGTTAGCATCTATGAAAGGCTGTGTTCCGATGTTGTCTATCACGACTTCATGGGTTCCATCCGGCAGGGATTTATAAACCCGGACAGCGCCATCGAGGCGGACGGTTCCGATTTCCCCTTGAACATATTTAGCGGTTGAAACCTCCCCCCATTTTCCCGTCTTGCTGGGATCGATTTCCACCGTATAGCGGGCGGCGTAACGGGCGGCAGTGGTGCCTTTTGCTGCGTAAAGAACCGGATACTTGTCTTTGGTAGGGTTCGGGCGGAAGTGGCCTTGCTCCTGCGCGTCCTTCCATCCGTTCTCATCGATGTAGCGGTAATAGTGCTCTGGGTTGTAGGCAATGGTATCGGTGATGGGTTTACCGAATTCGTCATTGATGCGCTCCATGAGGGTGGCGCGTGGGGTGCGGAGTGCGGCATTGTGGGCGATGATCGCCGATCCAAGAGAGAAGGATGCTGAGGTGGGCGTGTCGCGCTTCGCAAATCCCCCGATGGAGAACGGAATGTCATCCTCCGCCACCTTGCCCTTTTCTGGGCCGAACATGGAGTCAAACTCCGCCATCACGCCGGCGTCGTGCTCTGTTTGCTGGTCAAGGCCGAGCAGTTTGTCGAGGTAGGCGTCATAGCCTTCCTTGTCGAAGGTGCCGTCGCGTTCCGCCTTCTTCATGGCAATGGCACGGGACAAACTCAGGCCCCAGCGGGCGCGGACGGCCTGCATGAATGCCTGCCACTTGCCAATCACGCCAGGCATGAGCTTAGTAAGAGCGGTGAGGTTACGAGAAATCACGCCACGGGTAAGGCCGAATTTGCCCTTGCCATCTTTCTTGCGGGTGCGGAGGATTTCCATTTCCGCGATTTCTGAAAATGCCTCATCGAGCAGGGTTTCGGAAATCTGATCGTCGGTCATGTTCTCTGGAATAAACCGGAGTTGCACGCCTTCCTTGGTCACTTTCCCGCCGAGAATGGTATCGAGTGAGCGGAGCAGGGCGATTTCATCCGAGCGGGTAATGGTGCCGGCCGCAAGCGCTCCACGCCGAAGGCCGTGAACGTTTTCGTGAAACACATCGGTGACGGAAGCGCCACGGAATAGTTTGTTGACGGTTTCCCGCATGCCTTGCGCGAAGTTGGTCACGGAGTAACCCAGCACCGAACGGGCGATGTCTCCGGTGCCACCTTCCGCTTGCTCCTTGAGCGCGACTTGAGCGGCAAACCTCGCGGCCATTTCTGGCGTGGCCTTGTCCGGGTCAAACTCCCCGAGATTCACCTCCACGGTGGACGATGGATCGAGCGCCACCGCCGCCTTCGCCGCTTCCATGAGTGATCCTAGCGCCGCCACTTGATCGGCCTCGAGGTTATCAAGTGCCCCGGTATGAGTGCGAGCAATGCGGATGGCGCCAGAGAGATCCGGAGCCACACCCAGTTCTTTACCCTCACCATCAAAGACGAATATCCCCTCACTCGTTTGCGTAAATGATGGAGCAGAATAACCGAGTCGCTCGAGATCCGCCTTGGCTTGGCGGGCGCTTGCCAACTGGGCCTTGAGTGCCTCGACCGCGGCCTTAGCTTCCTGGCTATTGGGATCGCGGGTTTCCATGGCGGTAGTCACCACGGCGTTAAGCGTGGATTGACCCGTGGCGTTTTTAATTGAAGCGATACCCTCTGCCGTTACTCCAAATGCTTGCAGTTCAGTTGTGCTGGCCTGAGCCATCGCTCGCGCTTGGGCTTCGTTGCTAAGTCCGCCAATGCCTTGGCCAATACCCATCGGAAGCATGGAAATAAAAACAGTGGCTTGGCGCGTCCAGAACCCATCAAATGCACCGTCCTGTCCATTGCTCCAAACCGCTTCAGGAACACCGGTATCTTCCGAGAGCGCCGCCGTGAGATCTTGTACAACGTAAGGGATTTGATACTGCACCTCCTCCACCATAGTTTCCGCAGCACTCAAAGTACCAGCGATTGCCGTTCCTCGGATTAGCCGATTGGTAATCTTGTCGCCCAACTTTCGCAGAGCCGCATTGGCTACTGGTAGTTTGCCCAGGGCTGCGTAGTTTTGAATAAACTCAGCAGCCGTTTGCGGAATCGCCGCAATGGACTTGTAATCATTAGCAAAACGGGAGGCGTCTAATTCGCTAGCACCAGCACGGATAGCATTGTCGCGCAGATCCGCATAAGCAAAATCTTCCATGGCGTAATACATGGCAGCATGGCCGACTACGGGAATCATTATGGTGGCTACCGATGCCACCACTGCCGGCATACCATAGACGCCACTTTCCAACGTCCTCCAAGAAAACGTGTCCGTTGAATTGTCCGAAAAATAATTCAAAGGCGCGTATTTTTCTCGCTCCATTTTTCTCACCGAGTCAGAGAAATTTCGTCGGAGCAACATCCGATCCACATTAGCCTTTGCCTCTGCCTTGTCCGAGACACTGCCGCCAAATGGGCCCGCTGTTTTTTGAAACTCTTCGTTGAGTGACTTTTCCAAGCCTGCCACGCTAAAGGTGTTAGCTATGCCTCGGCCGAGGTCATCAACCGCCCGCCCGCCGCTCTTTCCCATGTTCGCCCAGAATGCCGCCTTTGCTTCTTCTGGTAGGCTTTGCGCCAGTGTTTGAATACCGTTCAAGAACTCCTGCCGATCCTCGGGCGCAATCCTTTCGTATGCCTCAAACGCCACCGCCCCAGCGTCTTTCTTTTGAATTTCATCAATCGTATCCTCGTCGTCCGCACCACCGCCAAGCAAAAGATCCGCGCCGATGGATTTTAAAACCTCAGAAGCGGAACCTGCACCACCGGCTTGCATAGTCTTGAATACGGCCAAGAGATCCGCGCGAAAGGGTGCCATTCTCTCCGCCGCTTGCATCCGGCGTTCTTCATAGGCTTCCATGTAGTCGCCCACTTTTGAGGCATCGTAACCGGGCTTTCCCTTGGCCGTCTCATGCCATGCGCGGAAGTCTCCAATTTTTCCTGTAGGCATCAACGCTGAATGAATCGCCGCATCCGCCAAGGTGGAGTGAAGCGCGTTCGCATCCTTGCGCTTGCCCGCGTCTTTCTTGATGAGCTTGTAAAGATCCTCCGGCGTACTCACCATTTCATTAAACTTCGCCAGGCTGGCCACCTGCATTTGCACCGCCCTCTGGAGCTCGGTGGGTGCCAGCGGTTCGTCGTGGTTGAGTTCCATCCACGATTCATTGATGAGCGTGCGCTTGGCAGTGTCTGGATCCGCCTCGAAGTCGAGATTCATCCCGTTAAATGCCTTGTCCGGATCGAAGATGGCATTGTCCAGATTGTCTTGCCCGGTGCGATACCAATCGTTCAGAGCTTGGTTGTAGTCCTTCTCTTGATCGACCCAAGGACTTGCCCCAAAAGTGTCCAGCATCGCCGGCGGTGGTGCCGAGGATTGCGGAATGCCGATCACTGGCACGGTCGGCACATCCGCTTGAGTAGGTGCCGGGGTGAATGTTTCCGCAGGATTGCTATCCACCAAGGGGATGTCGGAGATTTTAAAGGTAGCCATGGATTAAATTTTTGAAACTTTGGTCACGCGTCCACCCCAGCCATTCGAGCCATCTTTCGGCCTGTAAAGGTCGATGGTTTCGGGCAAGGCTCCCGTCCGTGAATCGCTGGACGGCACCGTGTCGTCGTAACTCACCACATAGTTCCCCTTGGTGGTTTCGATCTTGAGCTTGTCCCCATGCTCCAGTCCCAGACGCTCCGCGAGACTCTTGGAAATGGCCGCAGATTGCCCCGCCACGAGCTTGTTGTCTCGATGGCCGATGCCCCTGGCGCTGTTGCTGTCCGGCGTGGTGTCGGACGCGTAGCCGTAGTTGGAGAGTTTCAACCCGCCACTGGGCAGGTTCATGCTGGTTTCTTCCGAAAGCACAGGCTTCTTTGGAATCATTTTCCGCTTGGACTCTTCCTTGATCGACTCGCCGGTGATCCTCAGAAACGCCGCGTCGATTTCCGCAGCCTTGGCTTCTGGATTGAGACGCAGGTAATCTTCCATCTGCATCTTCGCGATGCCGTAGTTTCTCGCGGTGCTCAGATTGGTAGCGTCCGCCGCTTCCACGGCACCGTCCGCGGCGTAGGGAATCGTCGCATGGCCCAGGCGGAGAGCTTGGGCCGAAGCCACTTCAATCTCGCTGGCATTCACCGTGCCACCTGGGCGCTCGCCCCATAGCTCGATCATCTTGCGCTGCCCGAGTGGCCCGCTTTCTTGCGCGGCTTTCTGGATGTCGGTGGCTTGATCCTCGGAGTAACCGAGACGCTGGAGCTTATCCGTATCCTTGAGAAATCCCTTGTCCACGATGTCTTTCGTGGTCATGTCTTGCGGCTTCTCGGTCTTGCCGAATCGTCCCACCTTACGCAGCTCGTCCACTTGATTGAGCACCATCTCGCCGTAGTTCTTCGCGTCGTTGGTAAGGTCTGGGCTTTCGAGGTTTTTAAATTTCTTGGTGAGTTTGTCTTTCTGGAAGCCCGGCTTCAAGTCGCGCATCATCCGGTCGATCAGGGCGATGCGGGCGTCGGCGTCCTCGGCATCCGGCTCGAAGTCCCCGATGGCGATGGAGAGTTGCCCGTAAAGTCCCGCCTGGTAATCGGGTGACGCGACTTTTTCCTTGTAGCCGTCGGCTTGCCTCATCCGCAGGCCGTTCTTGAGTTCCTCCACCGCGGCGGGGCGGATATCTTGGGTCAACTCGTCAATCTGTTTCTCGGTGGTGATTTGTCCGCTCACGATGCCGTCCATGATGCCGGCGCTCGCCTCGTAAGTCTTCTTTCGCATTTGCCCCTTGGCGAAATCCTGCATCTGCTGGTAGCGGGCGGGATCGGTGCCCGGTGGCACCTTGTCGGTAGGATTGTTTTCACTCCACGTCTTGGGGTCTTCGATGAGGTCTTTTTGCTCGGCCCGCTCTTTCAGCGTTTGCTGGACGCGCACCTTGGCGGCAATCGCTTGCTCCGGCAGAATAATGCCAGCAGCTTCGGATTTAGCGATGATGCCCATCGCCCGCTCTTCGTCATCAGCCAGCACCGCCGCGTCCAACTCGTTATTGTGCTGAAGGCCCGCCCGCTTCATGGAGAGTTGCGCGGCATCGGCCGCACCCCGGATCATCCCCTTGTGGGAAAACTCGGTATGGAATTGCCGGAGGCTGTCGCGGGCCTGCGGGGATAAATTCGGATTGTCGGCGATGCCTCGGCTCTGCTCGAAATACTGACGGGTCTTGTTCATCCGGCTCGCCGGGTCTGGGTCTTTCTCCAGGTCGATCTGGAGTTGTGAGTAGCCGGCATCCATCTGCATCCGCGCCTCGGACTCCGCCCTGGCATTCTCCAGCTTCTGAGCTTGGTCTGCCACCCCTTGGAAATACTCACCCACCCCGCCAATGGCGTCGGCGATGGGCCCACCGAGAGCGGCGTTCGGTGCGTTCGCCGCCTCGAACCTCGCGGCCGGTGCGTTGATTTGGGTGCCTTGCAGGCCTGGGACATCTGGAATTTTAATCATGGAATTGCTCCGGTGTATTGGTTGTGACCGAAGGCGCTCACCGCGGAGGCCACGCCCGAGATCCCGGTGCCGATGGCTTTTAAGGTGGAGGCTTGCTTGATGGACTTGCCCTCGAAGATGGCCATCTTGCCCTTCTGCCGGAGCGAGTACGCCTCCATGTTGGTGGCGCGGGCCGCATCACTGATGGCCAGTTGGAAATTTCCCGCCGTTTCTCCGAAAATATCCAGAGAGGTGCCGGTATCGGTGCGCGTCCCCTGGGTGCTCAGATTCGCCCGCAGCGTGGACATGGTCTTGCGTTGGTTGATCCGCGCCCGCTTGGACGCCTCCATGAACTCGAGCTCCTTGTTCTTGGCCTCCGCCTGTAGGTTCTTTTCGTTATACTTCGCGACTCTCATCGCGGTCTTCCCCTCCTGGAGTTGCGAATACACACTCAGCCCGGTGCTCATTCCTTGAAACAACATTCCTATGCCTGCCGCGCCCATGCGGAAAGACTACCTACCGCGCCGGAGAAACACTTTTGTACAGTTGGACAAGACCGCTGTCGCCCGATGCATAGCCCCGGCGGTGGAAGAGGCGGTGAAAACTGAGGTGCTGGTGAGTACACATGACCGTGTGGTAGCCAAGGGCCCCCGCCTCGCGCTCGAGGAAGTCGATGACCTCGTGCATCGCCCGCCCGCGAAAGGTCACCGAGCACCGCGGATTGGTGGCCGTCCACGCCATCACCGCCACCCCGGAGCCGGTGGCGTCCAGGTAGAGGAACCCGCAGGCCGCGCCATCCGAGATCACCCCGAGCGTGGGCAGTAAATTACGCGCTGGGGGTGAGCCACGCCCATCCCAGAATCCTACGATGGTGGCGTAGTCCGCCTCCGATATTCTGCCATCCGACGCCCGCTCGATGAGGCGGATCATGGCTCATGGAGGTTCCAGCGCAGCACCGCCGCCCGGACGGTGAACGGGTACGGCGCCGAGTGGACGATGGAAAATTGCAGGTCATCCATGTAGCCAGGAGAAAGCGTGAGCGCCTGCCAACCATTTTTCAAGGTCACCGGAGTGTCCATGAGATCGGACGTGTTGGCGTAGAGGATGTCCACCGTCTCACCGTCGTAGGAAACCCCGCCGCCAAATGACTGGTAGACGTTGAGCAAGATTTCATTCGCCCGCTTCCGCCGGCCTTGGGTGCCGCCACCATCCAGGGACATATCTTGCGGTGGCACCCTGAGTTCCGACAGGATTGGGAAACTCCCGCCAGTCAGTCCGGCGGCGTCCACATAGTTGCCCACCGTGCCTGACTCTTGGGTGGCCTGCCATCCTTGCGGGAATCGCTCGAGGTGGCTGTTTGCCCCGCGGTCGATGATGAAAAAAACTTCGTCGTCCCCGGTGTCTGATGGGAAAACCACCACATCCCGGAACAACCCGCTCGCGGTGCTATGCATGGCCCACGCGCTGATTTGCTGCGAGCGGACATAGTTGAAGGAAAGCAGGTTCCCCGCCCGCGTGACCGCCCACAGGCATGGTTGCCGGGTCTGCTGGTAAGCGAGCCCGGTAATCCCCTGCGCGGTGAGGTGCTCGGAGAGCATTGACAAATCATTTGCCGCAAAAGTGTCTCCGCCGTTCTCGTTGGCACCGAGTTCGTAGAGGCGTCCGCCCTGGCGGCCGAGGAAGAACAGCCCGTCGTTCACCGGTAGCGGTTGGTGCGGACAGGATCCCGTCGGGGTGTACTCGCGGAACTGCACGTTGGTCGGCGTGATCGGTGCGTCGAGGCGCTCAGACCCCTCCACCCACTCGCTCATGCTGGTGCCCAGGAACAGGCGTCTCGTGCTCGCGAGCCAACGGATCGGCGTGTGGTTACTCGCCGCCAGGGTTCGGAAGATTCCAGTATCGTCCTCGGTACCAGTCTCAAAGTCGAAAAAGTCGTTGATGCGGCTGCCCCAGATCGAAACAGGATTCAGCACGGTGGCCGCAAACCACAGCCGGAATCCGTGCAAGGTCAGGGTGCGAGGAAACCCGCGCTCGAGATCGAAGCCGCCCTCGGCCCACTCGAAGGTGGATCCAGAAAGCAGTGAGGTCTTGGCGATGCCAGTCATCCGAGTCGTCCCCACATAGGTGTCCATCAGGGCGAAGCCGGTGACGTTGTTGCGCTCAGGCACCAAGATAGCCCGTGGGTTGCTGCTGCCATTCGCCCCATGGAAATACTGGAGGCGGAGCAGAGTGGGCGCGTCCTCGATGCCGGCGTCCGCCACGTTACGGTCAGCGGAACTCTGCCATGAGCGTATCACCTGCCACGAGGCCCCGCCGTTGACGCTGCGCTGGAGTTGGTAAGTACCCGTCCAAGTGCCAAAGGTGTAAAAATTCCACGGCCCCTCCACCACGATTTGCGCGGAGTACTGGCCGTTGCTCCCAGCCACCGCCGCGATCTCGATTTGAAAGTCCGAGTCGTCCCGTTGAGGGGAAATTTTAAAATACTTACCAGGGCAAGTCGGAGAGCTCGCCCATGCGGACGTCCACCCGTTGGAAAGTAATATCCACGGTGCCCCACTCATGCCCGGTGCGTTGTCCTCATCTGGGTAATGCGTGGAGCTAGCGGCGTAAACCAGACCCCCGTAGGAAATACGAGTGGCGGTGACATAAGGCGTTGCCAGAACCGCAGCCATCGGCGCTGAGTAACCTGCGTATTTCAGCTCCCAGTAAGATCCCCACCCAGAAGTGACTCCGGGCACATACTGGCCAGGGCCTCCGCCAGTGGCATCGTGTGCTGCGATGCACCGATAGATCGACCCACCCGTGTAAACCGTGTCGCCGATGAAAAATCCGCCCATTCCTCTGATAGTATAACTGTAAACAGAAACCCACGTCACTCCCGCAGGCAGTGGTATCTCCCATTGCGTCGCCGTATGATCATCAAGACTATTGTAGGTGTTATCCATCGTGTGCGGTGCCACACACAGATAAAAACTTGGCAGGGTCAGACTTGGAGCAGTGCCATCGAAATCCAGCGCCGTCCTCCCCGCCGTGTAGCTACGGTAGTCGGTTTTCCAAGGCAGCTCGAACCCATCGCTCCCCAGCAACGTGATCGGTTGCCCAGCGGTGTAGAACATCCGCATCCAGTGGTTTTTCCAAGGCCCACCCCCGCCGGGGAACGTGTTACCGCTCGCCTGGTGGGAGCTAATGCACAGCCACTCACAATTCGTGAATGCCTTTTGTCCTGGCGAGTAGTATTGCCCATTCACCCATCCGGCTGCCACCGGGTTACTGGCCACGGTGTACGTCTTGGCCATGTCCAAGTTCTGATCCATCGTCGGCGCCCGCTCGAACGGGATGAATCCCAGCGTCCACGAGGTATCAGAAACCGAGACAAGTTGCAGCGGGTGCAGGCGTGGGTGGGTGAAAAATGCCACATCATTCACCTGCACCATTTGCAAGCCACGGATGGAATCCTCATTGTTGGCATCGCTCGGGAACGTGTAGCCGGTGATGAATGCCAGAGACGCCGCCTCCGTACCATTCTCGCGGTAAATTTTTAAAAATCCTTGGGTGAAATGCAGGATGTAGTTCAGCCCGTCACTCGAGGTGAACCCGAACGCCTTCGAGTTCGCGCCGGCCACCACGGTTTGTGACAGCCACACCGTGCCCGGTCGCTTCGCCACCGCACCGAATGGCAGCGGGAGGAAATTCCGCATCTTCTGCGCGGCCCCTGGCACCTTGGCAAAGTCGGTTCGGTAGAGCAGGTACTCGGAGATTTCCCCCGAGTTAAATGATAGAAACGTCTGGTGGAGTGGCATGGCTTAGGAAATGTCGGCGTAAGGTAGGGGCATACGGTTCACCCGGCGGATACGCATCAGGGTGCTCTGCCCGATCAGATCCACCAACCCGAACCCCTCGCCGCTGTTCGCCTCGCGGGCGTCCGCGGTCTGGGCCGCAGGTAGTGCCAGAGACTCAAGCTCAGAGTTGCATTCCTGAGCCTTGGCAGGGTTTTGGGAAATGTCCTCGCAGATCTTGGCGGCCAGCTTGAGCACGAGCGCCTCGACGAATAGAGAATCCCACTGGGAAATCGGCACCGCATTGGAAACATACTCCAGCCGCAGCGCGGTGAAGTCCGCAGTGAGCAGCAAGCGCCCGTGGCGGATGAAGTCGGTGAGGTTTCTGGCGTCCACCGTCGCACCGATCACGCGCACACAGTCCACCGGCAGTTGCCAGGCGGCTTCGTACTTTGGCGAGGCAGAATCTGGCAGCTTGTTCAGTGCTTGGTCATTCTTCGCAAAGTCCCACTGGTGACGCCGCAGCAGCCCGTCCCGCGCGAGTTCGTAGTGCAGCCGGCACGCGGTGGCCTCGGTGGTATTGTCGCTCTCATAGGATGCCAGACGCCGAGCGCCGATCCTGCTAAGTGCGAGGTTACAAATCTGGGTGACGGTGGTTATCATTTTTCTTTAAAAAGTAAAAGGGCCGGGACCTGAAGAGACTACCTTCAGACCCGGCCCCAGTTCTGCCATGAACAAACAGAGGCTCAGGACTCAGCCCTTGATGCGGTACGCAACGAGGAAGTTGAGCACCGTTCCAGCGGCCAACCCACTGGCAGTGTCCACCTTGCAGATCACCCGGCTAGTAGCAGTCGGGAGATACGGCGTGGTGATGCCTGCGGGTACTGGCAACGTGGAGGCAAAGTTCACAAGGCCACCGGCACTCATCACGATACCGTCCGCATAGCGGTCAGCATCAAGAGCGTCGCCGATGTCGAGCGTGAGCGTTGTCCCAGGATCAGCACACGTTACCGAGCTGAGTTGTGGAATGATGACACAGCCGGGCGGTAGGTCGAACAACTGAATGGTATCAGCCGCGGCCTCGGTGCCAACCAGGGTGTAGGATATGTGCTGCACCAACGGGAGTTTGCCCGTGAGGTTTGCACTTTCGGCCGCCAAGGAAGAAGTCAATTGCTCCTGGCGGGTGATGTAAGACGATTTGAAGTTAGCCATAATTTTGGTTCTTTCGTTTTATTTATTGGTTAGGATTAGGCTACTTTCGCGGCGATTTTCACCACCATCTTGTCCTCTTTACGGACGCAGCCGAATGCGTATTCGGAATAGAATTGGGTGGCGTATTTCAGATCCGGGCGTTCGCTCACTTTCGTGACTTTCTCTTTCCAAATGTCGAGCATGGCGGCCTCGGAAGTCCACACGCCGGCGTATTGGAGCGTAGCGTCCGTAGTATCAAACAAGAGTTGCGTCGAGCGCACCCAGTTGATTCCAAGGAACGAGCTGATTTGTCCGTCGTCACCCAACACCGGCGGCATAAAGTCGCGGGAGAAGAGGCGGTTGCCAGATGTAGCATTGGCCAGAAACAGAAGGGATTCTTCCATGTCCGGAGTCATGCAGCCCCATAGAGCCACACCGCGGGCCATGGCGTCGTCGCCGTAGCTCTCGTTGTTGCGTAAGATGGTCTTGGCACGGAGGATCTTGTCGATGGTGAGCTTACTCGCAGCGGCGGTGCCACTGCTAACAAAGTCATTCGCGATGATGTTCGCCGCAGGAATGTTTGCTGAAGTCACTCCGTCTTTACCGACGTAGTTGACGCCGAACAGGCCTTCCAAAAACGTCTTGTCCAGGCGGCGGGAATACGCGGCTTGGTGAGAGTTGATGTGGCGGCCGCCGTCCATGATGGTCGGAGCAAGGAGGATCTCGTCAAACGGGACGTCCACCGTCGCAAGGTCAAACTTGCGCGGGCGGTTCCAGCGTTTGAAGGTATCAATTTCTTGCAGGCGTGTTTTTTGAAGGCGCTCACCGGTCGTTTCCTCATCGTCGATGGGAAGGTCGTAGTTGTGCGTCTTGGCTTCACCGGTGCAACCGGTCGTGACAGTCGCGCATTTACGGAAACGCGACTCGGTTTGTTGGACGGCAGTGAGGAAACTCTTGCCGAACATGGTAGTGAAATGGTCTGGAATAGCCATGATAGTGTGTTTTCTATTGGATTAAGGAATCTTTGATGGTTCCGGTTCCGATAGGCCGCACACGCGGGTCATCGCCTACGCGTTATCGCCCGCGTGGCGGTGGCGTCTTCCATTGGGTTTCCTTGCGGAAATAGTCCATGGCTGGGCCACGGACGAAACATGAGGGAATCCCAAATATTTCGCGATTGAACAGACGGCAAACCCTGCCACCTAGGCACGAAAAAGCCGGAAGGTTCCCACTTGGGCCAGTCAAGGCACTCGCTTTTGACTGTTTCCTTCCGGCTCGCTTTCCCTCTCAAGAAACTTTATTCAGCAGGCGGGCCACCTCTTGGTACGCGGCGAGACGTTCATCGTGGTCGCCATCTTTCCATTTCTGGCCCCACACCGGGTCAGATCCATCCATGATGGAATCCGCCACTTGGCGCGGACTGCGGAGGTCGCCCATGCCGGCAGGGGTGCGGATGCCGTCCTCGCGCGTGAGCTTGGAGACTTCCAGCATCATCTTGCCAAAGGCAGGGTTGGAAACCATGTTCGCAAATGATGGGTCATCCGGATTGATCCCGGCTTGGGATGCCAAGGTTGTCGCCAGGTGACGCACCGTGGATTTGTTCGTCTCGAAGTCTCCGCGCCATGCGGCCACCAGATCGTCCTGTGCCGCCTTCTGCACCTTGGCGGCCTCGTCGGCAAACGCTTGGGCCGCCTCCGCCTGGATGGTTTGGTACTCGGCCACCATCGCCCGCACCGCTGGGGCACTGGCATGGTTTTTCTGAGCGATGGCGGTGATCCGATCCAGCACCTCGCGGTCTAGATCGCTGGCACCTTCTGGCAGAGTCACGCCGTATCCCGTGGGCGAGCCCTCGGTGGGCACCTGGGCCAGCGCTTGGTAGCGGGAGACTTCCTCCGGCGTAGAGGATTCCCCAGGGTAAGCGGGGCCAGTCTTGCGGAAATGCAGGTAACTCTTGGCGAGCCCTTTGACATCCTTGAAATCTTTCAGCGCGTCGGCATGAGGGGAGAACTCATCCCCGAGCCCGCTAGTCCAGCCCTCGGAGAAACTCCCGTCTGGATTGAAATGCACCGGTGGGGTGATCGTAGCCGCCGCAGCGCCGCCGCCATCCCCACCGCCATCGCCGCCCTCAAGGACGGCTTCATTGTGTAGTCTTTGGAATCGTTGTTTCATGTTTTTAATAGTAAATCGGGAGCGAGTTCAGTCTCGCAATGGCCACCGAGGTGAGCTTGTCACCGTGCAGCTTGATCATGTGTTGAGCTCGTGATTGGTAGGTTTCCAAGAACCGAGTGTCGTCGTAATGGACACTCGACCAGTTGAGATAATCCGCCCCGCCCTCACCCTGCACCGGGCACTTGGCGGGGGGGCACTCACTTGACGGCACCTGGGCCGGTATCGGCGCTGGCATCTTCGGCGGTGGCGAGGTTGGCGAGGATTTCGTCAACGATGCTTTGTCTCCCGACGCGGACGTGGGTGGCGTAGGGGTCGATGACACCCCCGGCGGTTGGTAAGTAGGCAGGCTTCCCGTGTCCGGCAAGGTGCTTGAGGGATTCAAGCACTCGCTTTCCGGCATCGGATCCAAACGTGGCTCGGTAGTCGGAGAGGATGGATTGTTGTGCTCGGGTGATGGAGTCACGGTTCTGGCTTTCTTGCTTGGCATGGTCTTTGGTCGTCATGGAAAAATCACGCGGCTTCCTCTGGCGGTTGCAGCTCGGAAAGATCCGAGAGGCCTTGGGCGCCGCCGAGTTGGTTCACCGCGCCGGCCGCTTGCTGGGCCATGGCCGCTTGGGCCTGCATCGCACGTCCCTCTTGGATGGCTTGGATGCCCTCCGCCGGTAGGATGAAATTCTCGGGCAGTCCCTTGTAGCGGAAGAATGCTGGGCCGATGGTGCCCCAGTTGACGAAATCAAACACGCTCGGGTTAAACTGCGCCCCGATGGACATGACGTTTATCGCATCCGCGAAGTTGGCAAGTTGGCTCTGCTCGAGCGCCAACGCCATGGGAGACGTGAATTCAACGCCGGGATCCTCGAGGTAGAGTCCCAGCTCGCCCCGCACGAGAAGCTCATCAGGTGGTCGCTCAATGAGCCCTTGCCGCAGGCCGATGGAAAAACTCCGGCGGATGATCGGGGAAAGGAACTCGCGGGTAAGCCCGGCGAGGATCGGGTGGAACAATTCGCGGGACTCAGAAACCAGCGCACGCACCTGCTCGGCGGTGGCATCGCTTCCCAGCTGGGAAATCCCATTGAACAGCGGCACATAGAACGCGTCCTCGATGGCCTTGCGCTTGTCGGCCAGCCTGTCCTTGCCGATGTCGTAGCGACCATTGGTGAGCCACTCTTCCGGCTTGTGGCCATTGCTCGGATCATAGCAGGTCAGACCGAGCGCACGGAAATTCACATCCCCTTTGATGTTCGCAGGGTATAGCACCCGAGGAAACGCCGCCGTTTCGGCCAGCGTGTCCAACATCATCTCGATGAAATTCGCCTGCGTCGCCTCGCGAAGCGCCATGTAGCTTGGTGGCCACCCATAGGGACTGTTGCCCCAGCGCTCCCAGCGGGACACCGCCACCGGGAATTCATCGTAGCCCTCTTCCGCCAGGATGAATTTCTCTTTGACCAAAATATGGAAACTTTCCCACGCCTTATTTTTCCCGTCCACCTTGCGCGGGTCACGATCCATCCGCGGGCGGATCAGTCGTTTGACCTCGAGCGGAAGCGTCCGCTCGCGCGGGTCTTCCATCTTCTTCTCGATGGATTCGGGGATCTTGCCGTAGCGTTGCTTGAGTTGCTTGGGAGTCATCCACAGCGTCCGGCAGACCGTGTCCACCTCGCCATTCTCATCCTCCTCGATGCTGTACGTCCCCACCGGGTACGCCTCAAAATACAGCCCCTTGCCATTCTTGCCCTCGCGCACCTCGGTGGCCGCGGTGCCGAATGCCCCTCGGTCCAGATAGTGCTCGGTGGCGGCGGTATGAAAATTGGATTTGCGGATTTGCTGGGCCACCGTGTCCGAGGCTCGGTGATAGAACGAATGCCCGGCGTCAGAGGCTTTCACCCCATCCTCTGGCTTCATCCCGAACCACCTCGCGCCCTGCGGCGTCACCCGGGCAGATACTCCCGTGGCCAACGTCCTCAGCGAGCGCATCGCGGTGCCGTCGAATGATTCTTCATCCCTCGAGGAATCGGGAGAGAGCGACGCATTCCGGTAGCTCGACGCAATCATCGACCGCCGTGGATGCACCACCTTGGCCAGTTCCTCCCACAGCCCTTCCCATGGCCTGCGTTGCGCGTCCATCGACTCACAATGAGCCAGCAATTCGTAGCATTCGCTCATTTGCCCAGCGTGGGTGAGGTTCCCGGCGGTAGAGTGCTCATTCCGCCGGCGCGGTAGATTGTTTTATCGAACCCATAGTTCTTTTTGTCGCGTTGCTTTGCGTCTCTGGACGCAGCGGAAACATCGGTGGCCGTGGCAGACACCGGCGGCGGTGGCGGAATCACGGCAGGCAATTTAGGTGGCTTCGGCGCTTTCATGCTCGCACACTAGCAAGCCGCCTCTGGAAATCCGCTTGGACAGTTGGGCAATGTTTGCCCGCCGCAGAGTCTGGGCATCATGCCGCTGGTAGGTCACATGCTTCACCCCGTGGGCCATTGCCAGGGCGAGCAACTCCCGCAGATCCCCCGCCACACACCACACATGCCAGCTGTCATGCGTCCAGCCCGCGCCGTACGTCGTCAAACTCGTGTGGATTTCATCCGGCCACTCCATCCGCACCGGACGGCACATCACAAAGCACCTCGGCAGAGAAATCACCGCCCCCCGCTGGAAATGATAATCCAGCGCATCCGTCCAGCTCACCTCGCGGTCGTGCTTTTCGTATTCCTCGAAGGCGGTGAGGTAAGCATTCATCGCCGCCCCCTCACCATTCCGCCCACCGCTCTCGGTGGCGCCGAGTCACCGGCGCTCACCATCCCCCGCCGCCAAGCCTCCGCGAAGGTTCGGAACGCATCGGCGCTGTGACTGAATAGATCATGCTTGGGCATCTCCCGCAGCCTCATCCCCGCCGCCGCGCCTATGTCCCTGGAGTAGCCCTCCAAGCAGGCCACCCCGCTCGGGTAGTCCTCTTGGCTGTCATCCGCCTGGTGGGTGCTGCCATCCGAGTTTCGGGAGGTGTCGCAGTTGGTTTTATTGAACCAGCAATGGGGCAGAATATCACGAACGTAGCCAATCCCCAGCCACTTGTCCGGCGTCCGTGGGACGATCCCCACCGAGTGCCGGCCCGCATCGCGGATCTCGGTGACGTAGCTTTTCCCGCTCCCAGGGGCACGGGTGTCCGCATCGTGCGGCAGGTAGTGCTTGGAGATCGGCTTGCCCCACTTGTTTTCCCAGCGCAGCCAGTGATCCGGCACCCCAGATCCGGGCACGCCCTCGGCCTCGAACCAATCGAGCACAAGGAAATATCGCCCCACCGGCTGAATCAACCAATCGGAATAGTAGTCGGAAAGCCCGATGTCCGAGAACGTAAACATCGGCAAGTTCGCCTCCGCCCCGAAGTCGCAGATCCGTCCCCCCGCCCGCAGGTCTGCCATCTGCCGCCCGTAGATCGCCCCTTCCGCGATGGCCTCGAACGCTTCCCCTGGCGTACTTGGAAATTCCTTCTTCATGCCGTGTCCCTGTTCTCGGTGCTTGTGGTCATACCAAAGTTGTTGCTCGGCACTCAGCCGGATGCCGTTGTCCCGCTCAAGCCGGGAAAAATATTCGAGCATCTCCGCTCGGAGCTTGTGGCCACCAGTCGGCAGGACGTAGCGAGTGTCTTGGAACCATGGGAAAAAATGAAACCTGCTCTGCACGCTGGTCAGGTTGGCGTCGTCATTTCGCATCGCTTGGTTCACCAGTCGGTAGTGCTCGCCCACCTTGGCGCCCTCGTGGGTGCTCTCGATGTTCCGCACATTCCCCGGCGTCATTGAGTTGAACGCACCGTTGATGATTTCCCTCGCCTTGATCGGGGCCCAGATCGCGGTCTTGCCGAGCTCGCTCACATGGAGCCGTTGCGGCGTCGCACCCCGCAGCGCGGTCGAGCACTTGGCCATCGATCCATTTCCCCACGTCAGCTTCTTCGTCGCCCTAGCCACCAATGGCACCGCCCGCTTGATGATCTTGCCCGCCTGCCACGTCTCCGGGTGCAGGTCGCCGTTGTCCAGATTCTCATAGGCCGTGAGCATCATGCCCAGCTTGCTCTCGGCGTCGTCGAGCGTGTAGTCGATGATGCCGACACTCAGCCCAGTGGGCGAAAACAACAGGTCATCCAGAAAAATGATCTCGATGAACGTCGAGAACCCCAGCTTCCGTGCTTTCAAGACGTGGTTGCAGTACCACATCCGGTTGTAAAATTCCTTCTGCGCGTCGTTCGGAGTGAACGAAACCAGCACCCCGTCCGCATCCCGGATCGTGTAAAGGTTCTTCAACCTCCACGCCCGCGATGCTAGAGGAGTGTTCTGAAGACCCATCATGGTCACATCCGGTCATCGCCCACCACCATCCCGCCACCCAGCCCCGCCAGGGCTTGCGCCAGACTCCCGAGCGCCGCGGATTCTGGGTCGTCACCACTCAGCTTGTTGTCCAGGTCAATCGCCTTGAGCGGATCCAGCTTCACAATCTCCTCACTCCCTCCAGAATCGGTGATGGTGTTCTTGTACCGCAATATCAAATCCCCGTCCGGCCCACGCGGGTCTATCCCCATCAGCGGAGTCGTGACGATCCGGCAAAGGAACTCCCGCTTCGCCTGCATGGTCAGCACCTTGCCCGCCGCCGCCTTCTGACGCATCGCGCTCAGATATGTTGCGATGCTAACATTTTTCAACAGTCGGGTGCTTCCGGCGCTCGCCACTTGAGCATTCTTTGCGGTGTAACCCGCTTTGCGGTAAGCACTTGCAGCACCCACGCCATCGAGGATGAAGTCAGCAAATCGGACGTGCCGCGGATCTTTCGGAATAGGAATGAGTTCAGACATATCGGGATAATCGTTTGGAGACTCTTGCCAGTTTCTCGGTGCCTTCGGGCGTGAGTCGCAGACCCACCGGCACCCCGTCTATCTTGACCATGTAATGCGTTCGCAGCACAATGTGCCGCGTCGCATGGTAGCTGTATCCGCACTCGATTGCAATCCCCGCGAGCGTTGGCGTCTCAAATCTCGAAACTGCCACCATCACCGCGTAGCACGCAAACGACAGATTCTCCTCGGTCACCGCCCGCAGCAGCACCACCGCGAAGTTCTCAGGACTCACCGCCGCCACGGCCAGCATCTTGCGTGGCTTGCGCTGGAGCCGCGCCACCGCGAGCTGCATCCCGGCAATCATTTCCTCAAATTCAAGTTGGTCAAGTGCAGTGCTCATGGTTGGGTGCTTGGGTTGCGGTATGATGCCCAGTCAAATTCAATGGATTTCCCGTTCTCGCGAGCCCGGTCTACGATGCTCGGGCCCAGCGAGTCAGTGAGCTCCGCCTTGGTCAGGTTAGCGATCAATACGGTGGGCCTCTCGGCCGCGTAGCGAGCATCGATGACATGAGTCAGCAATCGGTGCTCGAAGGGCGTATCCCCCCTCTCCTGCATCTCATCCAGCACCAGCAACGCAGGCCGCACCAAATCCTCGATGATGTCCATTTCGGATCTCACCGAGTCTTTCCTAAAGGTCGCACGCACCTCGAGGAAAAATCTCATCGCAGTCCGGTAGCAGGAACTCTCGCCCAGCAGGCACAGCTCGGCCGCCATCCGCGTCTTGCCATTCCCGCGTTTCCCGTAGAGCACCACGATCCCCTTTCGCTTCACCCGGTCCGCGGCCACCTCCAGCGCCGCTAGCCACGGTGCCCCATAGGGCGCCACTTTCACCGCCGCCAGGTACTTGGCAGGCCATCCCGTGGCCATGCCCAGCACTTGCAGGTGCCGACGGTCACGCGCCTTGACCCACGCCGCCTCCGCAGCCTCCGCAACTTCCTCCACCGTCATCTCCACAGACTCCGGCGCGGCCTCGATGAGCGCATCAATCCGATTGATATCCAGCAGTTCGCTAATTTTCATGGGTTGTTTGGGTTGGTTGTTTCGCAGAGGCGACCGATTTCCTCGATTGCCCAATAGATGTCGTCGTGAGTTGTGAGTTCTAGGGTGCGACTGATAGCCTCCGCCAGCCTGTCCCGCTGCTCGGTGACTTCTCTTGTTTTTTCGATGTGCCTACATACCTCGCTGAGTTTATCCCCCGCTGTTTGCTCCCATCGTTCTAGCTCATTAAGTTTTCCTCTCAATCTGGATATTTCAGCAGCTAAATAACCAATCGTTTCCAGATCGTTAAAACATCCCGCCTTGTTTGGCTCGTCGATAATTTCGGGAATAATGGTTGTTTGTGGTGTGTCAGTGTTCATGGCAGTTCGATGGTTTCTTTATACCCGTTCATCCGGTGGCTTTTCGCGCCGGCTTGTTTCTGGCTCGGTAGCCACCCCTGGCTATGCCACTTGCGAATTCCGGCTTTCCAATCCTTCACGGGGCTGGTGCCGTTCTTCCACCCGTTCGCCTCCCAGTGGTGGAACATCGACTCACCATCGATGGCCGGCATTCCGATCTCCACCGCGAACAATTTCAGTTCGTTCACATCACCACGCGCCTTATTCTTACTCGTAAGAGTAAGAATACTCTTCTCTTCTCTTCTCTGGTCGCGAATTTGTCGCGGCGTTGTCACGCTATCAACGTGACCAATCCGTGACTTTTGTTTCCGCTTGGTCGCCAAACACCTTGATTTTGCAGTGTCTCCGTTGTGTCGTTCGTAATTTGGCAATATCAAACGGCCGTTCAGTTCTTGTATCCACCCCACCGTCTGCATTGCGTCCACAAATCCTGTCACGCCAGTTCTGCGTTCCAGTAGCGTTCGCACCGTGACAGGAGCGTGACCAGAACGTGACTGCTCATCGAACCAAGACCACACCCGCAGCAGCTTACCGACCACCGCGTCCGGGTCGATCCCAAGGATGCCCGCCATTTCGAATACCTCGGGTTTATCCATGGTCACCTTTTCAAATTTCAACCAATCTCCAGCCATGATTTTTCTTGTTGAGGGATGTGGTTTCAGAAAGGAATTTCTTCATCGTCGTCATCGGGTGCCGCCGCCGCAGGTGCAGGTGGCATCCCTCGGGCCGGTCGGGGGTCTTGACGCGGTGCCGGTGCATCCTCGCGCACCGGGTACAGCGAGAGCCAGCCGCTCCACTCCGGCGAGCAAGGCAGAGCATCCAGCTTCAGACTGATCTGGCCGCTAGCGTTGGTGAATGCTTTCCCGCAGGGGTGGTATCGCTTTTTCTTGGTGCCATCGCCAGCGGTGTATTCTCCCATGCTTGCAACAATGTCGTGTGTCGGTCGTGCCATTTTTTTTATTTATGTAGTGTGGTGAAAAAATATCCGGCAGAGCATTCGCCCCGCCTTCTCGGTTTGCTGGTCACTCAGGCGGGCCATGAGCCCCTCGCCACCGTTGAATCGGAATGGAACCGGCAAATGCCTCTCGGGTGCCGTGTACACCTCAGCCCGCGGTAGCCTGGAGACGAGTTGCAACGAGGCCGCAGGAATCACCCGGCTGGCATTCACCGCCACCGCAGGCGCCACGCAGTAACGCGCCTTCCCCGAGCTCGCATCCCACATCGGCAAGACACCGTCGCGGTATAGATCCAGAGTGCAGTCATCCAGCTTCCGCCATCCCGCCGCATCCTCGTGCGGGCTACGGTACCATCCGCCCAGTCCCTGGAGGCGCTCAAGCATCGCCGCGCCGCCACTCCCAAATGATTCGGTAAAATTAAAAAATCTCACCGCAATGTACCCGTTGGAACAATAAAGTTTCCCATCCGCGCCAAATGCCGGTGAATGGTAAATGTGCCCAGGCACCGGGTGGCAAAACCATGGCAGTGCCTCCGCCGGCACCGGGTGCCCAAACGGACGCTTGGACGCAGGAATTAAATTCACAGGTGCAGGGTGATTTCTAATCGAGGGTTTTTCGCATCCACCGCGAAGGTGGATAGCCCCGCCTTCGGTAGATCGTGGTCGTCCATGTTCAGTGCCTCGGCGATGCCGTCGCGGTACGCCTTGCAGCAGGCCTCGGCGTTGTCATCGTCCCGCCGCCGGTTCGTCCGGAAATAAAACGCCAGAGAATAGCCAGTCGGCTTGATGTCCCGCAACGCCGCCGACATCCGCACCATCCCCCACGCCAACGCCCGGTGACGCTTCACTAGCATCGACTTTTTCGCCCAATGCACCCGCCCGTTCGGGCCGATGGCAAGCAGTGGTATAGGTAATGTAATTTTAAACGGACTCATCAATTGTCGTCAGATTCGGATGCTTCCGCCATCGCGGCCCACCGTCCGATGGCATCGCGGATGTCATTCAGCTCGATGATGGCCTTATCCACCGCAGCCTGCGCGTCTTCCACACAGGCCACCGCAAACAGCACGGTGTTCGGCACCGTGAGCGCCTCGCTCAGATGCATCGCCACCGCGCCCATTTCCTCGAGCACCTCCACCAAATCACGGCGGGATTTTTTTAAAATATCAGTCGCAAATGTCATGCCAGTGCCCCCCTCATGGTAAGCAACATCCGCAGCACCGCCGCACGTCGGCCCATCACCCAGCGTTGCTCGTGATCACGGCGGTCATGCGCGGGGCGCCCACCCAGATCCTTTGCCATCGCCAGCGCGGTTTCCAGCTTCAGCCCAGACACCGCACGGTCATGCTCCGCGGCTTCCTTCGCATCCCGGGCAGCATAGGCATCCCACGGATCATTTCGAGACGCTGCCGCCCTTGGTCGCGTGATGGTAATCTCCCGCTCCAATGGAAAGCCTCGTTTCACAGAGGGCGGGCGGTAGTCGGTGGTGGTGGATTTAGGTCTACGGAGTGGCATAAATTTAGCGGAGGTAAGAGAAACTGGCCGCGATGGCCGCGAAAAATAACAGAGCACTCGCCAGGCTGATGAACATGGCGAACAGCGCGAGCCGCAGCGCCCGCCGTGAACGGGGCCTCGGGAGGTGTTGGATGTATGGATTCATAGGTTTCATTGTTGGTAGAGGACGATGACGATTAGCCACATGGTGGCGTTGATGCCGATCAGGCCGGCGAGGATGTATTTCATAATTCGTGGTGGTATTGTTGCAGGGCCTTCATGGAGATCCCGTTCCGCCGCTTGCCCATCGGCCGCAGCGTGAATGTCCGCTCCACTTGCGAGCGGGACAGCCCGGTGAGTTGAGTGACCATTGCCACCGGCACGGTCATGAGTTCCGCTAAATCACATTCCTTGCGAATGGCAGCGGCGAGTAAGTCCGCCGCGCGTTCGATAACCGCGGCCCTGTCTGTGGGTGATAGTGTCATGATTCAGAAATTCTCGAAATGAATTGATCCAGGAGGGATTCCCGAGCCGCCAGCAGATGCTTGCACCGCTTCAGCGTCGTCTCGTCAGCGATGTGCCCCAGCGGCGTCCGAGGGTTGCGGTTCCGCGTCAGCACTGGCAACACGCGGTAGCCGAAATCTTCACAAGAGCATTCCCCGAATCCATCGAAGGCACCCAGATCCACCACATGGGCGATCTCTGGCCGCGTCACGCTCTCGAAGCGGTAGCGCAGAATGTGATCGTGCGGGTGCATGATCATGGTCGTGCCCCCCCTACCAATCCTGCCAGTTTCCCTAAACCTTTTGGCGTCACCCGCACCTGGCTGGTGATCTTATCGCTGCCGTCCGAGCGGGAGAAAGACGCCGTCTTGTGCTCCAGCAGTCCCTTATCCAGCACCCACTGGAATGCGACCCAGTCCGCACCGCGGCGGAAGATCCAGCGGTTTGCTCTCAACCACTCAAATAAATCCGCCGGGCGCAGGCTCAAATCCTTCGCTGCGTTGGAAACGCACATCGAGCCCTCACTCCCCGACAACCGATCCATGGCCGCCGCTTTCGGCGTCATCTCACACACGCTCATCTCCAAGCCCGCCACCTGGTCGCTCAGATCCGCAGCCAACCGCAACGCCTCACCGATTGTTCTAGGTGTTTCAAACACCTGTTTAAACGATTGTTTACCTTCGAGGTCGTGCCACCGGTCGATGATGGCAAGGCGGTACTTCACCGAGTACCCAGAGATGACCAAGTCACACTCGCGGCGCGGGAGTTGGTAGCACTTCTGTTCGCGGTTTTGAGCGTCGCGGTAGGTGTCCCCAAATTTGGGGGCATCGATTCCGGCTTCCGCCAGAATGCTTTCAATGTCGCGAAGAACATGGTCATGCCGCTTGCCGGTGCTCGATGCGATTTGCAGAGACGACATCGTCAGGCCGCTCGGAGCCATCACCGCCGGCACCGAACTTTCGGGCGCCGCATCGATGATGCGATCCAGACCCACGAACGAGATTTCATTGTTGTTGATCATAAGATTCAAGTGGGTTGCGGGCCGTCCGCCTTCTTCGCCTGGGCAGCCAGATAAACCTTGGCCGCATCGCGGGGGGTGATGCCGAGCAGGTCGGCCAGTTGAAAGATTTTGACCATGGCGGCGGCGCTCAGGTCGGTGTATTGAAGAGATATCGAATGCATGTGTCGCTTACTGATGCGTTATTAAAAACACAAATTGTGGCATTAGTCAACACATTATGTGTGTTTTTTGTTGTTTTATTTTCTGCATCGGTTAATTTAAATCATGAAAATAACCAGAGAGCCTGTGAATCAATGGCTTGCAGACAATAGGAGAGGACGAGAGTGGTTAGCTAACAGATGTAATACTAGCCTTTCTAACGTCGGAATGTGGCTCAATAAAAAAGGCGATGGTCGTCCCATCCCTCCGGAGCATCAAATCACCATCCGAAAACTGATGGACGAAGACACCGCCGCAGCCCAAGCCGCCCCGCCTCACACGCTGGTGTTAGAATTTAATTCCAAGCAATACGCGCCCATCGAACAGGCTGCACTGCAAAATCATGAAACCGTTCGCGAGTGGGCAAAAAGAACTCTCAACGACGCAACGGAGGCAGACATGAAAACAGTTGTGGAAAAACGCAACGGTACTCACAGCAAGAACTCATCATAGGCCCGTGGGCGGGCCCAGCGAGTCAGTGAGTTAGAAACCTCTTGTTTCTAACTTACTCATACAAATCACTTGTTTATTTCTTCACCGTATGACTGCCAAACGCCGAAACAAAATTATTCTGGGGAATAGCCACCTCACGGTTTACCCGTGGGAGCATCCCACCACCGGGGCCAAGCGTTGGCGATTTGCGTTCCTCGATGCCGGCGTTCGCAAATACCGCACCTTCAAGACCAAGGTCGCCGCCGAGCACGCGGCCACCCAGATCCTCCGCGAAACCCCAGCAGGCCTCACCTGGAGTGGCCTCGATACCGACACCCAGAAATTCCTAGAGGAAGTCCACCGCCGCACCCCACCCAGCGAGCGGCCATCCCTGCTTGCATTCCTCCGCTCCCGAGACAGCTCCGCGGAAGTAGAAACCGCCGTCGCCGCATTCATCGCCCACAAGACATCAGAGGCCGGAGAGCTCACGCCCCACCTCGCCGCCGTCGGCAGCACGCTCGCCCACCTCGCCGCCGCATTCCCATCCCGCCGAGTCTCAGAGATCCACCTCCCCGAGCTCGCCGCCTGGTGGACAGCCAAGGGCAAAGGCAAAGCCAGTAAGACCCAGCGGGACATCCGCGCCGTCTTGGTCACCTTCTGGCGCTGGAGTCTCCGCCAGGGCATCGCAGGCAGCGAGCCCATCACCGTGGCCGAGCGCCTGCCCGCCGTGAAAGTCGAAACAGGAGAAAAGCGCATCCTCAGCGTGGCCGAGCTGCAATCCATCATGGCCCATGTCGAACCAGAATTCCGTGCATGGGTCATCCTCGGTGCCTTCGCCGGCATCCGCCCGGACGAGATCGCCCCCGGCATCAACAAGAAAAAAGCCAAGCGCGGACTCCACTGCGAGGAGATCGACTGGGACTTCAAAGTCATCCGCCTTCCCGCGGTCGTGAGCAAGACCAACCGCCCCCGCATCATCCCCATGAGCGAAGCCCTCATCGCAGGACTCAAGTGGGCGCTCATCGGCCCCGGCATGACTGGCCCCACCACCCTCCAAAACCCCAGCCAGACCCATCAGCTCGCCCGCCTGGGCCGAGATCTATTCGGTGGCCTATGGCCCAAGGACGCGCTCCGGCATTCCTACGGGAGTTACCGAAACGCCATCGTCAGAAACCTCGATCAAGTGGCCGAGGAAATGGGAAATTCCGTGGCGATGCTCCACCGGCATTACCACAACCCCCAACCCGCCCAATCTGGGCGCGAGTGGTTTGCCGTGCGTCCTAACAAAAAGCCTAGCAGAAAACAGATTGCGTGATCCGCAAATGATCCGCTGAAATGCAGCTCTCATAGCGTTCATTGGGATTTCCTAAAAAATAAATCCCTTATTCTATAAGGAAAACAGCGCGAATGAACGCTGGAAAAAGTAGCCTCACAAGGGCTCGAACCTAATGACAATGTAGTAAAATCAAGGAAAATTAGCCTCTGATCCGCAAGTGATCCGCTGGATTTCACCAGGTCAATTCGTCGCCTCGAAATGCATGCTATCAAATCCCCAACTGGATCCGCCGGACTTGAATCCCTCTTTTGCGAATGTCTCCATGACTTCTAACGGCATGGTCGATTGCATGGGCCATGAGTCGTGGAATGCGTTAGATTCTGGATCGAGATCGATGGCGGCACCGTAGGCGTGGAGAGAGTAACTGTTCCCGCCGCGTTTTTTTCGGAGGTTGTAACATCCCGCGTAGCGTTTGAGGAGGCCCGCGTGGGGGCCGGCGGCGAGCTCGGTGAGCACGCGCTGAAGGGGCTCGGCCACTCGGTGGTGGCAGCGGATGGATTTCACGGCCTTGCCGTCGTATTCCACGCCGAGGGTGGGAACCATGAGCGAGACGAGTTGCGATTCATCCCCGGGCTCTCCAAAGAATTTTTCGAGGCTTGCCGCATCGGGTCGCGGCCATGGCTTCACCTGGCGAATGAAGCCGTAAAGATGGCGCTGGCAGGCGGCAATGCTTTGTGGCCCCCAGAACCCATCCACTGGGGTGCCGACGCGCTCCTGCATGGCCATGATTTGGTTCTTGGTCACGGGTCTTTATTTTTTTCGCTGATCCGATCCACATGGTAGTCCAAAAAAATCACGCCGCACAACAGCACCAACGCTATGACGGCCGCCGCCCCCAATAGGAGGAGGAGCCATTTCAGAACCAGCATGAGGATGACTGTCATTTCTCGGAGAAAATCTGGTTCGCGATGGCGATGGCGGACGCTGAGTCCACGGCCCCGGTAAACGACCCATCTGGATTGTTTGTGATGGTGCAGGAACTCAGCGTGGCGGCGATGATGAGTGCGATGAGGGTTTTCATGGTGTCGCCGGGGTTGCGTCTTTCGCGAGGTAGCCGAGAACAGCCAGGGTGACGGGTAAAATCCACGTCTTCCAATCCTCAATCGAATGACCTGCTTGGACGATGCCTTGGATGGCGGCGGCGGCTGCGCAAAGCAGTCCGAGTATGGTGGTTTTCATTTTAAATTTTTAGCGATGATGGAGGCGGCGGAAAGAGTTGAAACGATGATGGCTGCGAGTAACGCAAATGTCTGAAGCCACGGGTTAATTTCTGCGGGAACAATGTTGAGCGTTAGCCCGGCAATGGGTGCGCCGATTCCGTAGATAAATTTGGTACCAAGGTCGGCGTGATCAAATGGATTCATTTCATTTTGGGATGGCGGTTGTAGTTCTGACGATTTTTGAGATTCGAAATGATTTCGGGATACTTGGTGCGGGCGGCACGACGAGCGTCGCCGATTTCTCGCTCTCCCCAGCAATGTTGCTGGCAGTGACGTTTGCATTTGTTTTAGCATCTGGTATTTGTACTGTGATCTGCGTTTCAGTAGTGGTACCTGCTGGCACCCCGTTCACATACAACGTGTATGTATCCGCATCTGGCGTAGCATCCCACGCAAATGTAACAGTACGCTCTGCTGCAAGAGGCAGGGCTAAGGCAAGGAGTAGGATTAGTAATTTCATGGGCGTTCAACCTTGCTGGTGTTTGTGGGTTTTGCCATGATCTGCGGGTATTCCAGTGTGCCTGTATAAGTTGCGAATGCCTTCAGGTCGTCGATGATTCGATTGAGGGTAGGGAGCGATTCATAGTGCCATAAATAGGAGTGACCGCCACTAACCAAACCCACAAAACCAAGCTCTCCATTATCGCCCTCAAAAAACATTGGCGTACCTGAGTCGCCCGTAATTGAAGTTAGATGATAACGGCGATAAATAGGGTCGTTGAAAAAATTCGCAGGATCAGCAGGTGGTGGCTGCTCATCTGGGTTTTCGGTATAATAATTCCTGAAGTAAGTAGCTAGGCTTCCAAGAGTAGGGTGGATTGTGTTTCTACTAGCTAAGGTAGAATTTATCCCATTCAATTCAAACTCAGTAGCAAAAAGAAACTGCCCCCCTAACTGACGAGACCGTAGTTGTTCCGTTATACCTCGGAAATTATAGAGTTGTTCTTCTTGTCCTCTCTCTACAAATAATACCATAGGCGTAACAAGTTTAAATTGGTTGATACAAAAACCCATGCCCGCAAAGAAGTCTTTTTCATTCAAGCTAGTAACATTCAGTAATTCTTCTTTTTCCGAATTATCTTCGTCACTTTCTGATTCAAACATCCACGCGCCTGCAAATTTTAATGGTCTAACTGTAGAAGGTAATGGCTGGTTTAATAAGTAAATCACACTATCGCCAAAAGCTGCATTTGCCGATGATTGTTGTGGATCTCTTGCTAAATCTAATTCCGAAAAACCACCAACTCCTACGTTCC